CGTCACAAAAATGGCAATGGACACGATGGGCGGTGGCGGTTTGTTGAGCCGCGCAGTACCGACCGGCGACGTGGGCGGCTTATTAGGCATCAACGTCTTTCACGGCGGTCCAAATAGATGGGCACCAGAGCCAGGGTTTCCAGAGGGCCGTCCACGCATGGACAAGATGGGAACCGGCGAGGGCAATCAAGCGTATGGGCGTGGGTTTTATAGTGCGGAACATCCAGACGTTGCGCGAACATACCAAGGAAAGATTTCTGCGATGCAAGGCGGGCCAAAACCAACTATTGATGGCAAGCCAATAGAAGGTAACAACCCTGTACACACAGCGGCATTTGAACTTGCACGACATGGCGGTGATCGAAAAGCCGCTGCTGATTTTCATGCCTCAGTTTTCAAAGGTGGTGAAAATAATCCCGCAGTTAAAGTATTACGATCAGACCAAACTTTGCCAGAAGTTGCACTTCCTGGCACCCTCTACAAGCTCGACATCCCCGACGCCGACGCCGCCAAGTATTTAGATTATGACGCGCCGATAAAAAATCAGCCGAAAGAATTGCGAGACGCTTTATTTGGCGCGTTAGAGGATTTGCAGGGTTTCAAACAATTAATACCTGCCGAAAAATCAACATTAACAGGGCAACAGCTTTATCAAAAAATTGTAGATGCTGCCGAGAGTGCAATAAGTTCACATCCCGATGCTTGGCTACCATCTGCCAAACGATCTTTACAGGAGGAAGCCGCGACTGAAGCTCTTCGCAAAGCTGGCATCCCTGGCCTCAAATATTTTGACCAAGGCAGTCGCGGCACAAGAGAAGGCCTCCGCAACTACGTCACCTGGGACCAAGATGTACTGGACCGCATCAAAATTTTAGAACGCGACGGTAAGCCACTGGCAGATCGTAACGTGGATGCGGCGGGAGCGCCGTTTGTTGAACGCAACGTAACTGATACCGGTGGCAAGCCATTTCTTGATCTAGTGGAAAGCGAGGCTAAACGCGCAACTCAAAAACTAAAAGACGCGGGGTTTAGTGTCGAAGTAAACCGTTCGGGAAACAGGTTTGGAAAAAGCACATATTTAAAAATTAGAGCGCCAGACGGCAGGTATGGCGAGATTCGAGTAAGTGATCACACGTTAGGACCAAGCAGGTATCAGGATTACGTCGGTCACTTAAAGGGTACGGATGAATTTGGTTTTAAACGGCTATCCTACGACGAGGTAGTCAAAAAAAACGATGAACGACTCGATATAGTAATTAATAAGATTTTTAAAAAGTAAAATCGCAGGCAGTGGTCGCTCGGGTGTCCAGTAGCGAGCTACTTTCGTTTACCAAGTAAAACATCCGACAAACCGTAGCTTGAGGGGCAGTCTTACAACGCCAGGACCAACTAACCTGCCCTTCAAGAATAAGCTGAATATTGAAAAAAACCAAACTTAAAATTTTGGACCGCAATTAATGCCCAACATCTATGACCGATACTTACCGACCGGCCTGCTCGATATGGCACGCGATGCCTATCAAAAGCCGAGCAAGTTTGCGCGCGGCCTACTCGGTCCAGCATATGACACGGTGAGAGCCATACCGGAGTTTTTGCCAGGAGCTGGCATGTATGAGAGCAAGAATTTTGGCAAGCAGGCGGCAGATCAGTTTAGAAGGAATAATTACCTTACCGCTCTAGGTCTATTAGCCACGGGGATGGCTACCGCAGGGGCTGAATTGGTGCCAGGGGGCGCGTTTGCCAGAGGAACTGCAAAAACAATACGAAGCGGCGCACGCCAGCAGCCAACAATGCCAAGCGCTATGATGAGGGAAGAGACGGGAACGGGCGGCGACCTACCAACCCCACCGCCGGTGCCTACCGAGTCAGCGACGCGTGGAATATTAGGCACGCCTGATTTGCGTGATCTAACCAGCAAGGATGCTGTTGTTGCAGCGCGATCCGAGCCTCATCTAATGCAAGATAAATCCGGTCAATATATTGGCGCTCCGCGAGGCGTAAAAACGCGCAAACAGATTGAAGAGATGCGCAAAAAATTTGATGCCGAGGTTGAAAAAGGCATGGGGGGGGCAAATTGGTACACAAGGGCACGCGCCTTTAACAGAGAAATTGCAGGTCCAGCAGCAGACAGGCAGAGTCTTGCAGCATCTGAGGAAGCTCTCTGGTCTGCGCAGGCTAACCCAGACACGAACATGGGTTTCATGTTGCTAGGCCATAATGCCTATGAGGCGGGTGTGCCCTTGTCGCAGGTACGCACGGGCGCTCAAGCGCGCAATTACAATCAGGCGCGAGCGCAGGGTGTAAACCCCAGGTTGGGTAAAAAAACTGGCGTCTATGGTCAACATCTAGATCCTACAAGAGTAGAAGCGACGACCGGCACCAATGACATTTGGCACGCGCGGCAGTTTGGTTACACAAATTCGGATGGCAGCACGTTCTCACGCGCGTTAAGCCCACAGGAGCATCGTTTCTTAGATTATGAGACAATGCTTGCCGTAGATAGGGCACAGAAACGCGGTATGGGCGGCAGGAAAGATTGGCGCGCTTCTGAAATACAAGCCGCGCCTTGGGTATCAGGAAAGGGAAAAGCAGAGGCCGCGCGTCGCAATTTAAGCGAGGAAGAGGGCGTGGCAATCGCGTCAAAAACCTATCCAGATTATGGGCCAAAATATACAGCCTATGGCACGTCTGAGCAGGTGCCTGGAAAATCCACCGGATTGCTGGACGACGTCCAGGCGTCAAGTTATCCGGCGAAAGAAAAATTTTCGAAAAAGGCAAGCTGGGTTGATGAGACGGGCAGAGACCCAATTTATTCAGACCTGGGGATGTATGTGCGGCGCTCTGATCAGGGGCCAGGATATTATATAAATTCCGAGGGCAAGCCGGAAATTAATCCGGCTACGGTAAGTAAGCCGCTTGTTTCTTACAGTAAAAACAAAAAAGGTCTTTTAGAAATTCCTCAAACTGATAAGGCAGCAATGGACGCCGGAGAGGCTGTGCGTGGTCTGCTTGATATGCAGGAGGGTGCGGCGTGGAACAAAATCATCACCCACGACGTCAAGGGCACAGATCGGGCGTCTCTTGATATAAATATGGGTCGCTTGCTCAATAAAAAAGAATTGGCAGCAGCAAATAAAGTGGCGTCCAAACACGGCTTTGGCATGGCTAACACCGAAAACGGTGTAGCATTTTTAGATTTTAAAGACCGGACTTTTAGCGAGGTTGGTAAATTATTAAAAGGTGGCCTTGCTAATGAAATCAATAAAGCCTTACCAGGGGCAGAGGTTCTGCGCGGCAGATTGCAAAGCGGATATATTGATCAAGCAGAAAATTTAGCCAAGGAGCTGGAAGGCAGCGGCCGCGCCACCAAACAAATGGTTTCTTATCTAGAGAAGCTAAAAAAGGTAGCGCCGGAATATTTTGAAAAAATACTCGACAGCGAGGGCGTATCTAAAAAAGCCCAGGCCAACCTTGACCGCTTAATTGAATATGGCGGTAAAGGTCAGCGCAAGGACTATGAAGAACTGCTTAAAATTGTAAGCAAAGGTAAGCTACGAGGCTTGTTGAAACGCATTGCCTCTAGTGGTTATCGAGGTCTTCCGGTAGTTGGTGGGGCTGCAGTGACTTCAAGCTTTCTGGCACGAGACGACGATACTGCTCCAGAGTAAGCCTCTTGCCTTCTTTGAGCCAAAAACTAGCAACGTCGCCATCTTCATATAAACCGACGAACATGCCCTCCTCATATTCATCTGTGTATGTTCTGCGGTGCCACTTTTTATACTCTTCGATCATTTCGCGGCTCATCCGCGAACTGACAAAAGCAGGTCCATCATCACTCATAAGGAAATCTCCTCTCTTTAGTGCTTTAGGCGGGATGCCAAGGCGCACAAGCTGAAGTTCAAATGCCTGCGTAATTTATACCTGACCCCAACCTAAAAGGAAACACCCATGAGCCTACGAATGGAAGCGGCAATACAAGACCTGACCCGACGCATCGAGGCGCTAGAAGCCGCAGCACGACCGGCCAAGATCGTAAAGCCAAAGCATTTGGGGTTCGGCAAGTGGGGCCTGCAGGACAACAGCGGCCAGCTCATAGACAGTGGCCCATATAGCAAGGAAGCCGCCCAAAAGGCAGCGCAAGTTGAGGCATAATGGCACGACGTAAAAAAGTCACTACACAAGCACTCAAAGCCATCATCAGCGACGGCCTGCGCAATAGCGCGGGGTACTATGGCGGCGAGCTGCAGCGGCGCAGAGAGAAGGCGCTTGAGTATTATCTCGGCTACCCGATGGGCAACGAGATCGAGGGCCGCAGCCGCGTAATCAGCACCGATGTCATGGACACGGTCGAGAGCATGTTACCCAGCCTGCTCAAAGCATTCACCAGCACAAACGATGTTGTGAAGTTTGAGCCGGTCGGCCCCGAGGATGAAGCCGCCGCAGGCGTGGTAAGCGATTACTGCAACCACATCTTTTTGAAAGACAACCCTGGCGTCATGCTGCTGCATGAGGTGTTTAAAGACGCGCTGCTATCCGGCTTTGGATGCTTAAAGACGCAATGGGTGGAAAAGACAGACGTCACGACCGAGATGTATGAGGGGCTGACCGATGAGGAAATGGTCCTTATGCTCGCGGATAAAGAGGTCGAGGCGGTTGAGCATACAGTCAACGAGGAGCAAGTTAGCCTGGGGTCAGACGACTTGAGCCTCGAAGCTCCCGCCTCGCGCTCACATGATTTAAAAATCCGGCGCAAAAAGAACACCGGTCGCGTGGTCATTGAATCAGTTGCGCCCGAGGACTTCTTTATCGAGCGCCGCGCACGCACTTTAGAGGAAGCTAATTTCGTTGCGCACCGCGCACGCTACACGGCCAGTGACCTTGTCGCGATGGGCTATAAAAAGTCGGTCATCGACAACATCCCGTCGGTGAGTGATGAGCATCTAGGCACCGAGCAGCTCCTGCGAGAGGGCTTGGACGACAGCGACTTTGGAAACTATCAAGGCGGCGAAGACGCACACGACCCCAGCCGCAGAGAGATTTATCTATACGACACATACGTCAAAGTAGATAGAAACGGCGATGGTATCGCCGAATGGGTGAGGGTACTGGCTGCAGGTTCAGGTGCTTACGAGATATTAGATGAAGAAGAAGTCGCGGAACCGCCTTTCAGTTGCCTCATTCCTATCCCAATGCCGCACCGGTTTTTCGGCATGTCGCTGGCAGACCAGCTCTTCACGATCCAAGACATCAAGACCAGCTTGTGGCGCAACTATTTAGACAGCGTCTATATCGGCAACAACCACCGCCATGAGGTGGTTGAGGGCATGGTCAACATGGACGACATGTTGAACAGCCGCCCAGGCGGTATCGTGCGGGTCAAACAGCCAGGGATGGTGCGCGAGCTGCAGCATTCGCCGGTCGGCCCGAGCGTGCTTGAGGCCATGCGTTATGCTGATGAGGTCAAAGAGGTGCGCACAGGCGTGACAAAGAACGCCCAAGGCATCCATCAGGACCAGCTCAACCCCAACGCAACCGCGACCGGCGTCAAGCTCATGCTGGGGATGGCGCAGCAGCGCATTGAGATGATCGGCCGCATCTTCGCAGAGGGCGGCGTCAAAGACGTGTTCAGCAAGATCCTCAAATGCGTTGTCATGCACCAGCAGCAAGAGCGCATGGTCAGGATTCATAATCAGTGGGTGCCGATGGACCCCCGTAATTGGGACACACAATACGACGTCACCATCCAAGTCGGTCTCGGGTATGGCAATGATGAGAAACGTGCCCTCGCACTGACCAACGTCATCAATGCGCAAAAAGAGCTGGCCGGAAACATGGGCTTTGGCCCTGGCTCAATTGTCAGTCGTCAGAACGTATATGCCAGCCTCACAGATCTGACCAAAGAGGGCGGCATCGATGGTGCAAAGTATTTTACCCAGCCAGCGCCCGACGGCTCAGACATGCCGCAGCCGCAGCCTGATCCTAATCAGACGTTTATGGAGAACCAGCTCAAGATCGAGGGTGAGAAACTGAACGTGCGGCGCGAAGAGATCCAGGCCGAGCAGGCGCGCAAGATGCAGGAGCTGGAAGCTGAATTGCAGATGAAGGGCCAAGAGCTGGAGATGAAGATGGCCGAGATGAACCAGCGCCTAGCCATCGAGCGTGAGAAGATAGCGGCCAACATCGAGCAGACCGCAGCCAAGATTGCGGCCGACGCGGAAGCCGGAGCCAGCAAGCTGGCGGTCGAGGCTGAGATGGCACGCGAGCGCCTAGAGCATGAAACATTTGAGGGTGATAAGGACCGGTTATCATGAGTTTACTCGATCCCTGGCGGCAAGCACGCGCCGACATAATCGCATCACGTCCGACCTATACGCCGTTCTACACCCCTGGTGACTACGCCGTCACCGTCGGCAACCCAGACACCGGCATGGTCGATCAGGTCGCACCAGAAGTCTTGCCGCAAGTGGTGCAGCGGCAGAATGAGGTAATGGACGACGGTCGCACTGATGACATGCAGCCTCTCTCTGACCCAAGAACGGTTGCTGTTGAGCCACGGCCAGATCAAAAATTTACCGGCAAAACAGCCGACAACCCTTATATGCAAATTGACTACCGTTTCGCCAATCCTGCGCAGCCTGGATTGTTAGATGAGCCAAATAACCCTGGCTACGGCATGACCTACGGCACAGGTCAGGGGCCGGTTGGTGATTATGCGCAGGAAGATTTAACGTCATACTACGAGCCAGGGGAGCTTCGTCTTGTTCCACCATACTACGAGGAGCCGCAAGAAGAGCCGACAACAATGGACATTGGCTACACCCCAGGCGGTGTCACATACGACGAAAGCGGCCGCGCTTATGCCCCAGCTCTTGACCCAAGAGATGAGCCGCCAAGCGTATTGGAAAACCTGGGTTTCATTGCATCAAAAGACACTCGCGGCGGTGGTCGGTTCGACGTACTAGGCCAAGACCTTTTGGACCCAGAAATTACAGACGCGCGCAATTTGCGCGACGGTGCCTCTTTCTTGGCCCAAGGACTTCCTATGGGCACTTTATTTTCTCGCATGATTGGCACCAGCCGCGCCGGTGATTTATCTGAGGTTGGCCCTTACGGTCGCGACGCGTTTAACAATTACCGATTTAACGCCTCTGGCCCGATGGGCACGTTGATGTCACCGGTAGGTAAACAAGTCACGCCTGAAAACTATGTGTGGGGCGGTCCAATGATGAACGATTACACCGGCCGTTACGGCTTGGGCACCGTCGGAAACACTGGCATCTCAGCAACGCCAGCAATGTTTAATTACGACGGCACGCCCAAGGGCGGCGCATTTGGCTACGGGCTAGGATTTAAAAGCGACGGCACCTTTGGAAGCCTAAACGCGGTCGATGTAAATGACCAGCTAGGCATCGATGACCAAATGGGCCGCGCTGGTTTTGTAGGCAATGACGAAACAGGACCGTTTGGGTCTTTCGATGATGTCAGTGCTACCGGCACCACCGCGATGGGCGATACTTATAGCGCATCCGGCATGACCGGCGGCATTGAAGATTATTTTGGCGATGACAGCGGCGGCGGCGGTGGTGGCGATGGGTGTGTAATCGCAACCCACGGCGTCAAAACCGGCGGCTTTTCGGAGCGCGACAAGGCCAAAGCCGAGGTTTGGTGCCAGAAAAAATATCACGGTAAGTGGTGGGGTGAGCTGTTCCGCAAGGGTTATCAATACCTGGGCAATCGCGCCATCGAGCGTGGCAAAGCCGAAAAATATTATGGCGAATTTAAGGCATTCATTGCCTACGGTCGCGGCCTCAAGCCAGGGCTAAAACACGCCATCAATTACTACCTGCGTACTGTGCAATTCTTTACCACCGGCGCAGCTCTCACCGGCGTGGAACAGTTTCAAAAACTGCGAAAGAAAATAAATGACCTTAGAAACCGATAGACGGCGCGGCGACGCTGCGCGCTTGGTGCTGGAAAATGAGGTTTTCCAAGAAGCCTTTGCAGATCTCGAACAGGCCATTTTTGAAGAATGGAAAACAAGCGACGACGTGGACGTGCGCGAGAGCCTTTGGCTCATGCTGCAGATCGTGCCGCGTTTCCAATCAGTCTTTATCAGTGCCGTGAGCAACGGTGCTGTCGCATCCAAGGAACTACAAAGGTTTATGAACTAGGAGATTTACTATGACCGATGAAACGGTGACACCGGCCCAGCCGGAAGCTGTGGAGGTAACCGACGTCGAAACGGCGTCAAACGCGTTACAGAGTCTATTGGATTTTGGCGGTGAGCCAGAGCAACCCAACGACGATGGCGCGCCTGCGGAGCAAGTTGAAGATGCCGCCACACCGGAACCGGAAGCGGAACTAGACGATGCTCCTGTCGCTGACGAAAGCGACAATTCTGCTGACTACGAAGAAACCGAGGTGCAAGTCGCCGAGGAGCCTGCCGAGTTTTACGAAGTCACTCTTCCAGGTGGCGATAAAACGGAGGTTACCCTCGATGAATTGCAGCGAGGCTATTCGCGTGAGCAGGATTATACTCGCAAGACCGAAGACCTTGCGGGTCAACGCCGAGCGTTGGCGGCTGAGCGCGAACAGGCGCAACAAGCCGTCGAACAGAACCGGCAGCAGTATGCTCAACGTCTGCACGAACTAGCGCAGTCGGTTGGGGTCAACTTACAGGCCGAGCAAAGAACGGACTGGGATCAGCTCAAAGAGGAAGATCCGGTCGAGTTTGCGACGAGGTGGGCAGACCACCAGCGCAAGCAAGAACAGTTCCGCACAGCTCAAGCTGAGCTGCAGCACTTCCAACAGGAAGAGCAGCAGAAAATGGCGCAGCAACATCAGCAAGTATTGGCAGAGCAAAGCCGACGTCTTGCCGAGGCGCTGCCTCAGTATGCGGATGAGGAAAAAGGCGAGCAGTTCAGAAATGACCTGCGGAGCTTCCTCAAAAATAACTACGGTGGATTTAATGACAACGAGATTGGCTCGGTAGTCGATGCCCGTCACGTCCAGTTAATCCACGATGCCATGCAGTGGCGTAAGCTGCAGGATGGTAAGACAACGACCGAGAAGAAAGTGCGGCCGTTGCCAAAAGTGGTTAAGCCGTCAGCACAGGCCCAAAAGGTTGACACCGACGCCGAGCAAATTGCTGCTAAAATGAAACGGGCAAGGAAGTCAGGTAGCGTCAGAGACGCTGCCGATGCACTTGTCGATATACTCTAGGAGTAAGTGTTATGGCTCAACCGAGCAACACCTTCGACACATATGACTCGAAGGGCAACAGAGAGTCGCTCTCCGACATCATTACGTCGATCTCGCCTATGGACACGCCATTCATGTCCATGTGCAAACAAGCGAAAGCCACTGCAACCTACGAGGAGTGGCAAACCGACGCCCTCGCTTCCGCAAGTGCATAAATTTTGTGCCGCCGTTCAGTAATGAGCGGTTGAAAACTGGGTGAACTCAGGGAAACTCTCGCAAGAGACAATCCTGAGCCAAGCCTCGCAAGAGGAAGGTGCAACGATCATCCCGAAAGGGAGTAGGAGCCAAGCGGTTCCGAAGCGCCCAGCCCCTCAAAAGAGGGTGATGATATGATCTCGTCTGCACAGGTTGAAAAGCAATGTGCAGCAGCCATAAGGCGGGACAAGACTAGCGATCTTGTTTGAAGATAAACGCAAATGCGGTAATCGAAGGTGACGAAGCAACTCTGGACGCGTCAGTCGCAACAGTTCGCGTTGGAAATTATACACAAATTTCTGACAAAACAGTTGTCACGACCGGCACTCAGGAGGTCATTTCCAAGGCAGGCAGAAAATCAGAATTAGCTTACCAAATTGCCAAGCGGGGCAAAGAGCTAAAAAGGGACATAGAAGCCACCCTTACTGCCAACCAAGCCCAAGTCGCCGGTAACGCAACAACCGCTCGTAAGATCGGTTCTTTGGGATCTTGGATTGCCACCAACGACGTGCTTGGTGGCGGCTCAGCCGCCAGCCCCACGGGCGACGGCACCGACGCCAGGACCGACGGCACCCAACGTGCCTTGACGGAGAGCCTCCTTAAAACAGCAATTCAAAACTGCTGGACCGAGGGTGGCGAGCCATCAATGGTCATGGTTGGACCGCACAACAAAACTGTAATCAGTGGTTTCACTGGTAACAGCACGCGGTTCGACGTTGGGGAAGATAAGAAACTGACGGCGGCGATTGATATCTATCAGTCCGATTTTGGTGACCTAGAGATTGTCCCAAACAGGTTCAGTCGCGACCGAGACGTTTGGGTGTTGGATAAGGACCACTGGGAAATTTCCTACCTCCGGCCCTTCAGCCAGCATGAACTTAGCAAGACTGGCGATTCCGAGAAGCGTCAGATGTTGGTCGAGTACACCCTGATCTCACGTCAGGAAAAAGCATCCGGCATGGTTGCCGATGCGACAACCAGCTAATAGCTGATCACAACCAACCGAGAGGGGCGGTCCTAGTGGCCGCCCTTTTCTTTTAAGCAGCCAGAACGCCCAGGCGTGGGCGAAGGCATAGGAGATTATCATGCGCACGCTTAATGACTATTTCATTCCTTTTAAAATCACCGACGTCTCAACTGCCGGTCAGGTCTATGTGCCTGTGCCCGACGGGGGAAAAATTATCAAAGTAATAACTGCCCTCAACGGCGCTATCGGTACAGCCGACGCTGTCCTGACGCTCAAGATCGGCGGTGCCGCTGTAACCGGCGGTACAGTGACAATCACGCAATCCGGCTCCGCAGCCGGTGACGTTGATAGTTGTGTCCCAACCGCAGCTAATGAGGTGCTGGAGGATGGCTCAATCGAAATTGAAACAAACGGTGCCAGCTCCAACGCGATCAGCGTTGACGGCGTTATCATCGTCAGACGCTAGGAGCAGCCCATGCACCCGTTTCACTTTTTCTCAAATGGCGCGGCTGGAACTTCAGTCACGTCAGGCGGTTCTAGCGCTGAAACGGCAATTCCAAACGATGCGAGCGGGTCAACCGCTCGCGTTGTGCGGATTGCTGCTAACGGCACTTGCCATGTTAAGCCGGTGCTTACGGGCACGGCTGCGACCGCCAATGACATTTTGATCCAGCCTGGAGACGCCATCTTCTTGCACGTCCAGGGCTTTACGCACATTGCATACATACAACGTGCGTCCGGTTCAGTCATAACAATCACACCGGTCGAAATATGACCAACGATTGGGTCCAAACACGCTGGCACGAAGACGATTCAGCCGGTCAGGTAACCGTCGAGCGAGTGCAAGATGTTGAGGATATTATCAACAACAACAAGCGCTCGCTCAACGACGGCACGAATGGCTATAGCAAGTCCAAGGATCTGAAACGCGTCGCGTCGATCCCCTTGGTCGTTATCGAGCAGTGGATGAAAGACGACGGCGTCAATTTTTTGTCGCTGCAAGGGACAGACCGTCAAAAGTATTTGCGGAAAAAATTAAACGACCCAAACAACAAATGGCTGCGCACAAGCGGCGGCCGGATGTAGGAGCTAACAAGTGGCGCTCAACAATTACACCAACATCAAAGCGGCGGTTGCTGACTATCTCGACCGGTCGGATCTCACAAACCAGATCACCGACTTTTTAACGATGGCCGAAAACCGTATTTATCGCGACCTGCGCGTTGCTGATATGGAAACCGCACTAAGCGCAACGATCAGCAGCGGCACCATAAGTGTGCCGTCGGGTTATGTTGAGGCCAAATACTTTTATATTGACACCAGCCCAGCTCAGCCGCTGCAGCGTAAAAGCGTGTCATATATATATGAGAACTATCCGACGCGCAGCTCCGACGCCAAGCCGGTATATTACGCGAGGGAGGGCGCGAGCTTTATCTTTGGCCCGTTCCCCAACAGCGACTATACGGTCAAGGGCACTTACTACAAAAAGCTGACAGCTCTCGCCGCAACGAGCAACGAAACCAATTTTATCACCGAGGATCTCCCAGGCGCGCTTTTGTTTGGTGCCCTAGTCGAGGCCGAGCCGTTTTTGCAAAACGACGAGCGTCTCGCCGTCTGGCAGTCGCGCTATGCCGAGATCATACAAGAGGTGCAGGCCCAGGATGATGCAGAGGCGCTCAGCGGCTCGCCGTTAGCGGTAACTGCGACGTGATCAGGTTTGGAGAGTATCTCCCCGACCAGCCAGCATTCGGCAACCCAGGCGCGACCGTAGCCAATAACGTAATCCCGACGGCGATGGGCTATCGCGAGCTGAGCGCTATATCAGCGTTTAGCACGACGCCACTTAACGCACGGGCACGCGGAGCGGGGTCAGGACAAGCCAGTGACGGCGCGGTGTACCTGTTTGCCGGAGACGGCACCAGTTTGTACCGGCTCAACGGCGCAGTGTTCGATGAGACCAACGATAGTTTCAGTTTAGCCGAGGACACCAACTGGCAATTCGCGCAGTTCGGCGACACCATGATTGCGGTGTGCCGCGATGAAGCGCCGCAGAAGTGGACCTTGGGCAGCAGCACGAGCTGGTCGGCCCTTGGCGGCTCACCGCCCAAAGCGAGGCACGTCGCAGTCGTGCGCGGGTTTGTCATGCTGGGCGACGCGGAATCAGGCGGCACGTCCTATCAGAACCGCGTCTATTGGTCAGGTCTCGATAACGCCGAGACGTGGACGCCGAGCCAGACTACGCAGGCTGATTTCAACGACTTTGTCGGCGGCGGCGGTGCCGTTACGGGACTGGTCGGTGGTGAATTTGGGCTGGTCTTTCAAGACCGCTCAATCTTCCGGCTCGACTATCAAGGCACGCCGTTGATCTTTAGCTCTAACGAAGTGTCACAAAGTCGAGGCACGCAGGTGTCGGGCAGTATCGCAGCGCTCGGCCGCATGGTTTTCTTCTGGTCTGATGACGGTTTCTATATGCTCGAAGACGGCACAAAGACCACCGCAATCGGGGCTAACAAAGTAGACAAAACATTCGCTAATGATTTCGATCAGGCGTACCTGTCGCGGGTTACAAGCGCCATTGATCCAATCAATCACTTATACATCGTCAGCTACCCAGGCAGCGGTCACACCAGTGGCACGCCTAACAAATTAATTATGTACGATTGGGTCAATAATAAGTGGTCAACGGGCAGCTTTAATCACGAGATAATCGCGCGCACGCTGACGAGCGGTTATACCCTTGAAGGGTTAGACGCGATTGTCGATTCATCGACGGGTATCGATGGCATGGCCTTTTCGCTTGATAGTCGCGCCTGGATGGGTGGCAGGCTGCAGCTCACCGCATTCGATACGAGCCACAACCTAGCGCGATTTACCGGCACCGGCTTGGCGGCAACAATTGAGACGTCGGAGTTTCAACCTCTGCCAGGGCGGCGCTGTTTTATAAATAAAGTGCGTCCCATTATCGAGGGATCTGACGCCGTTGCTACTGTTCAGATGGCAAACAGAAACAAGGGCACCGACACGGCCAGTTTTGGCAGCGCTGTTTCACTCAACACCTCCGGCGACGCGCCTGTGCGCGAAGACAATCGCTATCACCGCGTCAGGGTTAATATTAGTGGTGGGTTTGATCACGCCCAAGGGTGTGACGTTACCTGGAAGGGCCGAGGCGCTCGATGAGCAACCAGGGTTTTCTGCCAGTACCGGTTAGTCACGGCAGCGACGTCGAACACCGGCGCGTTATGAGCAATGCCATAAATGAGCTGCGGGATGGCAAGATCAACGCGACCGGCAGCGTCACGCTGACGGCCTCTGCGGCCTCCACAGCGGTCACTGACGCCAGGGTGGGCGGTAACAGCATGGTGCTGTTTATGCCCTCCACGGCCAATGCCGCAGCCGAGCAGGGCGCTGGCACCATGTATGTGAGCAGCGTGGGTAAGCAGACGTTCACGATCGCGCACGCCAACAATGGTCAAACCGACCGGACCTTCAGTTATGCCGTTCTCGGCTGAAGAAGAGCATCAGCTCTATGTGAAGTGGTGCAAGGGCGAGATGCAGGCCGTCAAGTTTTTGCACGATATAAGTGAGATCTCGCAGATAGCCGATGACTTTGTTGACGGCGACGTGAGTGATTCAGAGAGCATGACGCGGCTGCTGCACCTGTCGCTGGTGGAGCTGCCAAAAAACATGTTTTTTATACGTTACTCAAATTGGCTGGTGCCGATTATGAGCAGCTCGATGCTTCTCTGGAATGCCAGCAACGGCTGGAAAAATGAATTTGGGTTTGTGTATCGCGAGGCCCTCGAACAGATCGTGGGCACCGTCGCGCAGATCTGCGGCGGTCACGAACACGCCGTGCAGGTCACAAAAGAATTAAACGAATTTTATCACCAGAAGCACGGTGAGGAATATAGCAATTGGTTAAAGGAAGTGAATCATGAGTAGTGTTGGTGGTGGTGATCGACGCCCGCAATATGTGACGCAAACAACAAGCAGCGCGCCGTGGGATAAGCAGCAGCCCTATTTAGAACAAGGTTTTGAGGAAGCTCAGAACCTCTACGAGTCAGATGTGCCTCAATATTTTGAGGGTGCGACGGTAGCGCCGTTTAGCACGCAAACGCAGACGGCACTCGATTTGCAAGAGACGCGCGCCAATATGGGTTCGCCGCTTTTAAATACTGCCCAAGACCAATTGATGAACACGATGCAGGGTAACTACCTCAACAACAACCCTTACCTGCAGTCGGCCATCGACGCCGCTAGTTCCGGTATCACGCGCAATTATCAGGAGGCAATACGCCCTGGCATAGACTCTACATTTGAGCGTGCAGGCCGCTACGGCTCAAACGCGTATCAAACCATGCAGGATCAAGCGCAGGATACCCTGGCAAAGAACCTGGGCAACGTCGCAAGCCAGCTCTCATATGCCGACTATGGTCGTGAGCGCCAATTGCAAGATCAGGCGATGCAGCTCGCGCCAGCGTTTGCACAAGCCGACTATGACGACATCAAGCAGCTAGGTGACGTCGGATCGATCTACGACGCGCAGGCGCAAGCAGAGCTGTCGGCTGATATCGACAGATTTAATTTTGAGCAGACCAAGCCGTACAACAAGCTTGGTCAGTATCTAGCAATGATCCAGGGTGGCTATGGTGGCACGCAAAATACGACAACGCCATATTTCAGCAACCGAGGAGCGAACATGCTCTCCGGCGGTCTAGCCGGTCTCGGCGCAGCCGGTCGGCTGGGCATGGGTGCTGGTAACTTCGGCACCTGGGCACTGGGTGGTCTCGGTGCGCTTGGAGGGCTGCTGTAATGGCGAGAATGGCTCCAATTTACGTCGATGACCTGCGTCCACCTCTTGGCGCAACGCGCAGCATGAGCAGCATCACGACACCTCGCATGATCCCTGGCGCAGTAATGCCGCGCCCTGTGCCTACGAGCGCAGCGCCAGTATTTCCAGGCCAACAACGTCCACCGATGCCAACGGCCGCACCGCAGATCCAGCCAATGCCGCAGCGTCAGCCAATGGCGCAGCGCCAGCCTATGCAGCAAGCAAAACCGGCCGCTGCGCCCTCGATGGCCGCTGCAGCTCCGGCCGCAGGCGGCGGGTTGTTGAATGCTAACGTCGGTGCAGGCTTGTTAGGAGCTGCTAGTAAAATTGGCGGCGGTCCTACGCGCTTTCCCGTGTCGCTCGGATCTCAGATCGGCCCCGCGCTTACTCAATTCGCAGCAGACTATCAAGCGTCGCAATTGGCCGCTGAAAAGAAAGCGCGAGAGCAAGCGTTAATTCAAAAGTACGGGCCGGAGGCGTTAGTGCCTGGGGCCATTGGCGAGATAATTAAGGGCAGAGAAGCAGCGCGGCAGCAGCAAGCGATGTTGGACAGCTTGGGTGGAGGAACAGGTCAAGACGCGAAAGCGCGTATTGAAGAAAGCCTTGGTTTAAAACTTACCAATGGCGAATTCCAACAATTACGGGTCGCAATGTCTTCTGGAGATGCCAAAACAGTTAACACTGCTTTGGGGTCTATACGAAAAGATAAATTCGCAAACACGACGAAACTGCGTGATGAATACGGCAAGCGCATCAGCTCTACATCAAAAATTATTGGAGCTGCGCAAGAAGCGCAACGTATGCTGGACACAGGGGACACCAGCGGTGTCGGTGATTTGGTGACATTGTATACGACGATTACAGCCCTCGATCCCGACAGTGTGGTGAGAGAAGGTGAGATTGCGTTAGGCCGTGAAATTATTTCTCTGGCTAAACGGGCACAATTACAAATGGAAAGAATTACCGAGGGCCGCGTAATTGACACAGATACGGCAAAACAAATGCGGAAACTGGTCCTTAAACTAGGCCAAAAAGCGCAACAGAACGCAGACAATTTAAGGACATTCTACCGCGCAGAGGCGGGACGTTTTGCTCTTAATCCTGATTCAGTAATTATACCGAGCAGCAGGCTAAACAGGTCGAGAGCTGGCGGCGAACCTAATGTCTCTGCAGACGATTTCATGTATGGCGGGTAATTGATAATGGAACCATCATCCAAGCACGTTTTATTTTTGCTTAGAAAGGTTGCTGAACAAAGAAAGCGAGGTGTGCCGGATCAAAAGATTAATCAATTTGTCCAGCAAGCAACAAAGAAGCAATTAGGTAAAGCGTATTCTCTCGACGATCTAAACGAGGATGCATCGTCCTGGGGAAATTTCTTTCGCACAATGGGTCAAGGTCTGTCATTTGGTTTTGGTGATGAAGCCATTGCCGGCTTGCGCTCAGCGTTTACAGACGAGACCTATGCAGACGCCCTAGCGCAAGAGCGAGCCGGTGTTGAGGGCTATCGAGCGGCAAACCCTGGTAAAGCGATAGCTGCCGAGGTGGCAGGCGCGTTGCCGACAATGTTCATCCCTGGCGCTGGGCAGGCGCGCGCTGCGTCGCTTGGTGGCCGTCTGGGGCAGGCTGCACTTAGGGGCACCGGTGAGGGCGCACTTTATGGTGCTGGTGTTAGTGGTACGTCTGAAACGGCCGGAAAAGACACGATTGCAGATGATATCCGCTCTGCAAGTCAAAATGCTCTGATGGGCGCAACTGGCGGCACTGTCATGCGCGCGGGTACAGAGGTTCTGGGACCAACGCTGCGAAAAGGTGCAGCTCGGCTGTTGGGTACTAATGAGGCGAAACAAACAGCGCGCGACATTGTGCGAGACACCGCGCGGATGGACGGTAGTGACGTCGTGGAGCAACGCATAGATGACGTTTCACCTATTAATCGCCAAGACGTGCGGCTCGGCGATCTCACCGAGGGGCTGCAGGAACAAACTGCTGCCGCTAATTTTATGGGTGGCCCAGGCGCGCAAATTATTAGGCCACAACTAAAAGCGCGCGAGGCCGGAGCAGGTGCGAGAATAGACGACGCGTTGACACGGGCAATGCGCACTCAAATGTCATTTCAAAAATACATGGCATTTGAGCTTAACGATATTTCCAAATATCAGCAGCTTGCGTCGCCAATGTATAATGACGCTTTTGATAATATGACACTGCTGCCCATTATGGATCAGCTCAAAAAACTTGCCAAAGATCCGCTTATAGCCAGCAAAGCTGTTAACAAAGCAAAACTGTTATCGGGCTTGGATGATTTTGACTTGGGTGCAAACGCTACGCCTCGAACTTGGGAGATGATAAGGCGGGGTCTCGGCGACGTCATTGGCGATGAGACGGACTCGCTTACGGGTAAAACCAGCGCGGTCGGTCAGCGAGCTGCTGCATTAAAGCGTGAAATTACGGATCTTATGGATAGGCCAGAAGTAGACACGGCAGGGCTTTTTAAAACAGCGCGCAACACTTTTGCTGATCCCGCAGCTCTTAAATCAGCAATGGAAAAAGGTCACAAATTATTTCGCACGCAGGATACTACAAAATTAGGATATGGGTTAGCTGACATCGAGCAGATGACGCGCGGGGAGAAAGACGCTGTTTTAAAAGGCGTCGCCTATTCAATTAAAGATTTATTGAACAAAGACAACAAAGCACCCCGCATCATGCGTCAAATAACGACCGGTGGACGTGCTGATATATTGCGCGCGCTATTACCTGATGAGAGCGCATATAATCAATTTATAGGCAAGCTCGATGACGAGCTGATGATGCTAGAGACCTCCGGCGACATACTGCGCGGATCACGTACTGAACCGTTACGCCAAGCTATTCAGCGCGTGCAAAAACAAGCAGGCGGTCTTACCGCAATGTCGCCGCAGGGTTTTATAAGCTCCCTAGTGTCCCGATTGCGTGATGATGGCGAACAGGCAACGCGAGAGAACGTGACACGGTATATGGCAGAGATGCTGATGACACCGGTTGCTGATGCCAAGAAGATATCCAGCATTTTAAAAGGCAACAAAGTAGACCGTATCTATGAAGCGGTGCGCTCTGTATCTGCTGCAATGTCAGAGAAGGTCGGGCGTGTTACGCCGACAATAGCTGAACAGCAATTTCAATTATCACCGTTTTAGGAACAGCACATGGCCGAAATTAACGATCTCAGCGTCGATGCAGATAGCAATACAGCTCGATTTCCCGAGAACCAATTACCGTCAACTTTAAATAACGGCGCTCGTAGCCTCGAAGCCTGCATAAGCCGGTGGCATAAGGACACCAACGGCTCAGTCGCTGTTGCAGGTACGAACACTTATACGGCTACGATTAATGCCGATACCGGTTTCGCGCTTTATGATGGATTTGAGTTTGTCGGCGACTTCGCGAACGGCAATACCGGAGCAGCTACCATTAACTTGACCCCTCACGGTGGCTCGGCGCTGGGTGCTAAAGCAATTAAGAAAAATGTTTCGACAGCATTGGCCTCTGGCGACATTGCTGCTGGGGCCAAGGTTGCGTTGATTTACGATGGCACAAATTTTCAGATGATGAGTCCGGTAGTATCGACAGCGAGCTACAGTGATCCTTTGACGACCCGTGGCGACCTCGTAAAACGCGGGGCAAGCGCGACAGAGCGTCTTGCGATTGGATCGGCAAATACAGTCCTGACAACCGATGGCACCGACCCGGCTTGGTCAACAGTGGCTACGGCCATGATTGCTGACGACGCGGTCTCATCAGCTAAAATCGCAGACGACGCTGTTGTCCAGGCGGCAATTGCAGACGAGGCAGTAAATGAGGCGCGGCTGCAAGTTTCGAACGCGCCTACGAACGGTTATTTTTTGTCAGCGCAATCCGGCAACACTGGCGGCTTGACGTGGGCTGAAGCTGGCGGGGGTGCTTGGACCTTTATATCGGCGACAACAATTTCAGATGACGCCACTTATTCATTTACATCATTTAATGCGTCAGCCTATGATGCCTACGTCTTTATGCTGATCAATGTTACCCCAGTTACTGATGGGGTCTATCTGGACATGCTAACATCTACCGATGGCGGTTCGAGTTATGATACTGGCGGTTCGGACTACAGTTGGGTATTCAACAGCTCGACAATAAACGGTTCGGATGGTGGTGTAGATGGCGACGTCGGATTTGATGCCGCAAAAATTAGTTTAACAGGTAATTCGTCAGGCGCTGCTAACCAGATTGGGAGCGCAACTGGCGAACACGGCGTCGGTGGAAATATTTGGTTGTTTGATCCAGCCAGCACGAAAAACACTCAAATTACCTGGGATTTAATGTACCAATCAAGTACGCCCGAAAGTGTTGTGCAAATTGCAAAAGGTGGAGCTGTGAGAGATAGCGCCGCTGATGTCGATGCAATTAGGCTGTCTTTCAGTTCCGGCAACATAGAGACCGGCCAGATCAATGTCTATGGAGTGAAAAATGCCTAGATACCATAATATTGAGGGAACACGCGTCCAATTTACTGATGCGGAAGAGGCGGCGCGTGACGCCGCAGAAGCAGCGATTGAGGCGCAAAAACCAGCCGCAGCATTTGAGGCACTGCGGCGGCAGCGCGATCAACTCTTAGCTGAGAGCGATTGGATGTCTCTACCGGACTCTCCAGCCATGAGTGGCGCTTGGACCCAGTACCGCGCTGAGTTACGGGCGCTTCCGGCTCAATACGACGATGAGAGCATTCTGGGAACAATAACTTTTCCAACCCCTCCATCGTGAGACTTATCCTTGCCGCCCTAACAGTCGCCCTTGTGGCGGCTTTTTTTGTGCCGCCAGCAAAGGCGATGGTGTGCTTCGACCCCATCGATGGGTTCGCGGAATTTATGAGGCAGTTTGGTGAGAGCGAGGTGGCTGGCGGTGATCTGGGATCGGACAAGAAGAACGGGATGTTGCTGTTGTCTAATCCAAAAACTGGGAGCTGGACGATGATGATTGTTCGGAAGGTCGATGGTTTTTTATGCCCGATGGCTTCGGGAGAAAATTTCAAACTGAAAATTCCAAAGGTTAAAGGGCAGAAGATAAAATGGACGCTTTGACCCTAGCAGCCATAGGCGGGGCTATTTCAAGTGTCACCAAAGCTGTTCAACTCTGTCGTCAGGGTCTCGATAGCGCCAAGGATATAAGCGAGATTGCTGGGTCGATCGATCGGCTGATGACGTCTCACGACAACGCGAAAAAAGCGATCCGAGCAAAAAATAAAGCGAAGTCCAAAAAGCCTAGCCCGTGGGAAAAGCTAATTCGGTTTAAGTTAGGGGCTGAAGGAGACGATGACCCAACGTCTTTGGCAAGTATTGCCAGTATTGAGATTCAAGAGCGTCAAATGGCTCAACAAATTAAGTCGCTTTCAATTGCTGTAAATAAGCGTTTTGGTGCCGACTGCTGGGACACCATTATCGAGAAACAGGCCGAGGCAAAGGCCAAACAAAAAAAGAGGCTTGCCGAGGGTAAAAAGCTGGCTGATGAGCGCCGAGCAAGAGAGGCGCTTCAACAACGCTCACTACTCAAAAAAATTGCTATTGAGTCAGGTAAGGTCATTATCGTAGGCCTGTTCTTGGTCGGCATGGTTCTTCTATTAATGCACTTAAAGGCGTCAAACTGATGGACGGCCAAGTCGATCTAAAGTTAATCATTACCCTGCTCGGCGTAGCGGCCTCAGTGTTTGGTGGAGCTGCCGTAGCCAAAGCAAACATCAAGCAAGCACTCGACCAAATTAAAGACCTCGAATCTCGGGTGCGCGATTTAGACTCGCGAGCTGATCGAGCGACGACACAGATCGAGACCCAGGCGCAACGAGTCTCAATTTTGTCGGGGATGGCAAGTCCAGAGAATTTGCGTAGGGATCATATGGCGATGGCTCGGCTCGAAAGTGTGACTCAGCAGAATACTGCTGATATCGCCCGAATCCACTCGATGCATAATGGCTCACATCCCAGCGTAAAGGATTCAACATGATAGGTGCATTGCTTCCAGTACTTGGCCCCATCGTTAAAGACGTGGTGGGTAGAGTCTTACCTGCTGACAAAAACAAAGCGCAAGAGATAGAGCGCGAACTAAATATGGCAGTGCTGCAAAACACAGCGGCCATTGAGAAGGCGGCGGCATCTGTTGTGGTAGCTGAAGCTAAGTCAGAGCATTTTATTACGGCAACGTGGCGACCAATACTAATGCTGGTCATCACAGCCATAGTCGCCTGGAATTTTTTGTTTGCCCCGCTAATTGAGTTGGGTGTGCAATTGTCCACCGGCAACATCATTCCGCTGGCTATAGATTTACCGGACGAATTATGGACCCTGCTTACCGTGGGCGTGGGTGGGTATATCGTCGGCCGCAGCGGCGAGAAAGTAGCGAAGAAGTTGAAGCGATGATTACCCAGGAACTTATCGACTCGATTAAGCTAGGAGAAGGGTTCAGCCGAACCGGATATAGATGCAGTTTGGACAAGCTCACATTGGGCTTTGGACGCTGTATTGACCCTGACGTTCCTGGCGCAGGTATCACTGAAGAGGAAGCAGAGTATTTACTTACCAACGACATCGAGCGGTTCGAGGAAGCGGCCGAGCGCGTGGTCGGCTCTGAGGTGTGGAGCTGGCTGAGCCAACGCCGTCGCGACGTCTTGACCGAGATGGCGTTTAATATGGGTCCAGGTAACCTTGCCAAATTTCAAAACATGATAGCGGCGCTGGAAGAGCAGGACTATGACCTCGCCGCTGCCGAAGCCCTCGACTCTCGCTGGGCGAAACAAGTCGGCCAGAGGGCCGAAAGACTTGCCCAAAGACTTCGCGGATGAACGCAGATTTATCGGCGCGCTCTGCGAGCTGCGCCTCGCCCAGTGGTTGATCAAAAACCAGTACTGGGCATTTTCTCCGGTGATCAATCACGACTCCCCCATCGACCTAGTCGCCGTCGGTCAAGACGGCGAGGTCTTGCTGCTTGATAGCAAGGCAGACAACATGCGTGTCAACAAAGGTCGAATTTCCCCCTCGCGAATCTATCGAACAAGAACTGCGTTGCAGAAGCGACTCGGCGTTAAAATTGCCTACGTCGCAGCCGACGGTACGGTCTCAATCACCGACCACGACTGATGTTGCCAGATTCTTTGCAGACGGGTCTGCGATGAGTCTGTAAACGGTCTCCGAGGTTTTGGTGCCTTGTTGACTGAATTGGTTTTTTTTAGTAGGAAATAACCACGTTGTTTTTGGTGGGTGACGCCAGTGAAAACAGCTAACTTGTTGAAAATATTGGGGAATATCAAAACGCCCCATATGGTGAAAGTCAGATTTTCATTCTGGCAACACGGGTTCGAATCCCGTAGGGGTCACCATTTATTTTCAATGACTTAGCCGGTTTTTACCTCTCTCCTCAAGCAGCGGAGTCTGTTGCGAGTCTGTAAACTCGCGCAGATTCGCGAGTCTGCAAAGAATCTGGCGTACCTTTTTGTTTGCAATAGTAAGTATAAATTACTATTATCTTACTTGTCGGCGGCGCTGTTGCCGCTTTTTTGAGAGGAGAGACAAAATGACCAACCCAATTCAAACCCCCGCCGAATATGCCGCAACTCTTTACGAGGCTGGCTACCGCGCCACAAGCCGCAGCGATTCTGACTTAATCGTTGAAGGTTTAAAAGCAGACTACGGTTTCCTCAATTCGGACTACGCGCTGGAAGTGCTGAACGAACTAGAGGAGATCGAATTTAAAAACGAGGCAACCAGCCCCACATGCCGCCAGAATACTTTTGCAATCATGCAGACCAAAAATGCGCTCGACACCGAGACACCGGATAAGAGCTAAACAGATCCTGCATTTCCCACCAGCCCCTGGCGATTAAATTCGCAGGGGCTTTTGGGGTGTCAACTATTGAGAGGAGAGACCAATGAACCCACAAGACTTAACAGCTCGCATTGTCGAAGTGGTCGCCGCCATCGAGGCGTCGGCCGCGACGGTCGAGCAAGCCGATGCAGCTCACGCGGAATGGACTGAGCTGCAGGACCGTAACTGTTCGCACTTTGGAGATCCGGCGCGCGCTAAGCGTCTGGTCGCCGGAGCTGCCATGCAGTTGTACCTCGACCGGCGTGAGCTGGTCTCACTGCAGCGGCTGCTGGGCACGCACTTAGATCTAGCAGCTTAAACGAAAGTGCCCCGGTCGAGCGTGAACTCGGCCGGGGCGTGCCACCAATTATCAACCTTTGAGAGGAGAGACAAAAGATGACGACACAAGATCTACTACAGATTCCCGATTTTTTGAACAGGAAATTGTGGACGCCGGAACGCTGGGAACAGCACGCGGAGAGCTGGCGCGCTCTGGACCGGGACCGCCAGCGCGAGCGTGACCGTGTCGCAGCCAAGCGGCGGCGCGCATTCGACAAGCAGAAGGCAGAAGCAGCCGGTCTGGCCGAGCGTCGCGCAGCTCGCGAGGCGAGCAAGGCACGCAGCGCTGCCAAAAAGGCGGCGGTCGCGCAGGTGCGCGGAGCGATCCACGACGGGCACGTCACCTTTGGTCAGCTCCGCAAGGCGTTGGGCATCGAGGACAACCTGATCAAGATTGCACTACGTCGGCTGATGCAAGCCGGTGAAATCCATAAGGCAAGCCCACGCCAATACGCGGCAAACTGAGAGGAGAGACAAATGTTATCAATGAGAACCTACCCATCGAGATCAAAGAACCGTGCGCTTTGTGTAAGCGGCCCAGAGCTGCAGCTTGTCGAAGGCCAGAAGACAAAGTGGTTTCCAAACACGCAAGCAGGGCGTCGAGCTGCGGAGGCGTTTATACAAATGTGTCAGGAGCAAGCTGCTGAGAAAAAACAGTGGACCGACCGCAACGACACACCGCTGTTTGGATCACCGGACGAACCTGGAACCTTCTGTCACAAGTTTATTGAGTACGAGACCAGTCGCACGCTGCCGAGCATTGGAGACCTGTCAATGGTTGAGGTGAGAGAAAAGGCGTGCGCGCTACGTCAGATCGGTGAGTTCAAGCATGACGGTGTCAAGCTGCGCGATGTAAAAATTGGAGACGTGCAGCGCGGCGTGATCATGTCCGACATCGTGCAAAAGATAGCGGCGTTGGGTGCCAAGGCGACGGTCAAACGAAAGTGGACCTATTTTAAGCAGCTCTTCGACTACGCGGTTGCTTGTGATCAAATTAAGCAAAACCCGTGCGCTTTTAAAAATGGCAAAATGCCATTTCACGGTAACACGGTCTCTCACACTGAGAGGCTTAACGACCTCGATGAGGTTATTGCCAAAGTTCTTGAGCATGCACCAGAGCGCTACAGACTTGCTATGATTTTCGCTGCATACACCGGTTTGCGAGCGGGTGAACAAATCGCCCTTACTTGGGACGACATCGATTTTGAGCGCAAGAAAATCAACGTCGATAAGGCTAAGAAAAAAACTGGATTGATTGGTTGTCCAAAAAGCACGCGCGGAAGGCGCAAGGTTGATTTGCCGACTAAACTCGCGTTGCTGCTGAAAAAATGGCAAGTCAATCAGTCACCGATTGAACGTCAAAAACATAATTTAGTTTTCCCGACGCGGTTTGGTGATTACGCCAGCACAGAAACGTGGCGGCGGCATGGCTTGCGCAGAGCTTGCAAGAGTGCTGGAGTAGATAACATACGATGGCATGATTTTCGCCACTTCTATGCCTCAACGGTAATTTTTAAATTTAATACTTCAGCGCAAAAGGTTTGTCGGGCAATGGGCCATCACGATTTTTCGTTCACGCTGAGACAGTATGGTCACTGGTTTGATCAGTTGCAGGACGATAGTGAGCTAGGAGATCAAATATCAACATTAATGGGGGGAATGTAAGATGACAGACAACATTAAAAAAATTGTTTTTTTTGAAAATAGAAACGCGCCACAGAAAACTACGTCTCGCTGGCGCGAAGCCTACCCAGCTTTTGCAAAATTGTGCTTTGAAGACGAGGAGATTTCGTTGGCCCTAAGATACGCTTTTAGCTGGTCTCAATTTTTTCTTGAGTATTTGGCCCGAGATCTCAACACCAGCGGAAAATTTTTTACGAAATCACCCGCGCATCAAATCTACTACTACATAATGCTGAAGACGCTCACCGACAGTGTTTTGTTTCGACAATCTGACCAAGTCGGCACCAAGCATCAGGATGCCATTCGGGAGATGAAACGCATGGGTATCTCTGAGCCGAGCGCTCGTAGCATTATCGCAGAATCGGTGGATGCGGGGTATGTAGTGGAAACATTTTGGAGACAGGATCAGCGCGTCAAAATGCTGTTTTTAACCACTGAAATGATGAAAAGCTGGTTGGAACACTGTGCATTTTTGATGTTTGACTTCATCAAAGAAGCCAATTTGCCAGAGATGCGAGAAGAAATTGAAGCGGCTGGCGAAGGTTTTTTTGAGAGAGTGTTGCAAAAAATTGAAACGTCAATGCAACAAGATCAACAGCTTAGCCAAAAGTAGTTATAAAATTTATTGATAAATATTATTGATAAATATTATTGATAATATTTGTAGTTTTTTTAAAAAACGCTTTGTGGTCTCTTGATCGTGAGAGGAGAGACCAATGCAAATAACAAACAAATTTTTGCGAGAGGTATCTCAAAACAAATTAGACTTAATGGACTTGTACGACGAGTTAATTAGTATCCAGCGGCTCGATGCAGATTATCCAGCGTGTGAACACATTTTAGATTTGTTACGAGATTCGCTCAGCAGCCAAATTAAAACGCCCCGTTAAAGGGGCGTTTCTTTTTTGAGTTCGGCTTGGATGAGAAAGTCGATGTATTGGCGCGCTTTGTTCAGATCGACAACGCCGCCCTTGTCCTGATACCGACTTATGTATTTAACGACGTTACCCTCACAATACCCCAGCTCGTTAGACATGATGAAATCAATTGGCTCGATGCCGCCTCGATTGACGTAATGCCTTGGGCGTGTGATCGGGTCATAGTCGGGCGTGCCGCATTCATCACACAGCTCGGTCGAGTCGCCCACGCGGATAAAGTGATTGCCGCCGCACTTTGCGCATTCACTCATCTTCTGCTCTCTCAAACTGTTTGAGATCCGCGCGCCGGATGTAAAACTTTTTCCCATCCTTAAATATGTGGACGTTGTTGCACTTGAGCAGCTCGACCGTGCGGTTGCGGCTTGTGCGGTTCTGGTTACCCCAGAGCAGCTCTGCTGCCTCTTTAAGGCTGACTAAAACACCGGCAGTCATCAAAGCAACTCCGGCATAGAGGCCAAAAAAATGTACACAACAAAAAGCCCCGCAACCAAAAAGGCTAGGGCTAAGCATTCCAGAAAACCTTGGATCATCGATCTCTCCTCTCAAAAGTAAGAAAGACCGATTACTCTCATCTGATGACAAGATCAACCAAAAAATGACGAAACGTAAGTTTTAGAATCAGTAAAGGCGGGAGCCGACTACTTTGTGGATGTTTAAGATAGTCTCTGATTCGAATTCCAGCTCGCGTTCTGGATTGAACTGAGAGCATATAACGTCGCCATTTTTGCGCCGCTCAAATCTTTTGACCAATGCCTCGATGCGGTCGTCCCGCTCTAGCTGGATGACGATGTCGTCGCCAGGACGCACGGGCACCCCAGGCTGTACCAGCAGGGTCTCGCCTGCGCGGAAGCGCGGCTCCATCGACTCGCCGGATACCATGACCGCATACGCGTCAGGGCTGTTCATTAGGTCGGTGGGGCAGTTCATAAAATCGATGGGTGAGCTGACGTCAGTTATGTCAAAGCCAGCGCCACCTTGCGCTGAACCGTACACGGGCAGCTTGCGCCCAGGCGCGACCTGCGTCGGGCCGTTCTCTATCTGCGTGCCTAGCACCTCGTTGACAGTGACGCCGAGCGCAGCGGCGATCTTCTCGGCCAGCTCCAGGCGCGGCTGCGCTTCCTGGCGCGTGTACCGGCGCAGGTTGTGCGGTTGGACATCTGCGCGTCGAGCCAACTCGCTCACGCTCATTGCGTGTTCAGCGGCTAAGATGGCAATACGATTTTTTCTCTTCATGTTTTCCCTATTAGTTGGTTTTGGGACTAACCGGCACGAACCATACACAAACTCGTCATTGATTACCAGTCAGAAAAACTTACGTTCATCTGATGCTTTTAAAAGAATACCTGACCGATTCTGAAATGACTGCTGCGGAGCTGGCGCGGCTGCTGAATTGCACGCACGTCAGTGCGAGCTACTGGCTGTCCGGTCGCACGCGGCCGTCGCCGAAACACACAGCGCAAATCTATGACCTGACCGACGGCAAGGTAACGGCCGACGATCTACAGCGCGGCTGGGAGCTGGCGAATGAGCGCTAGAAATAAACAGCGCGGCTATGAACTGGAGCGTGAGGTCGTTGTTGCGGCCGAGGCTGCAGGCTTCGAAGCCAAGCGCGTGTTTGGCAGCGGCCAGCACAAGGTACTGCTCGGCGAAGACTTCGCCGGAGACGTTGTCATCGAGGGGCTGCGCGTTGAGTGCAAGCGCCGCAAGTCAGGGTTCAAAGTCATCTATGACGCATTTTTGCAGGACGACGCCGACGTTGTTGTCGTCCGAGCAGATCGAGCTGAGCGACTATACGTCGTGAAGGAAACGACATTTCACAACCTTTTGAGAGGAGAGACTGATGGGACTTGAAAATTTGTTGAGCGGGACGGCACTCGCGCCGCCGCGCATTTTAACTTATGGACCCCCAGGGGTGGGCAAGACGACCTTTGCGGCTGGAGCTGGTGAAGGCGTGGTCTGTATCGCGACCGAGGAAGGGGCCGACGTTGTTGGCATGAACCGCTTCCCGCTTGCGGAGTCAGTGGGTGACGTGATGAGCGCACTCGATCAGCTTATTAATGAAAAGCATGAATTTTCAGTTGTCTGCATAGACAGCTTGGATTGGTTCGAGACGCTAACCTGGGATCAGGCTTGCGCAGACTCTGGTGTGAAGTCGGTGGAAGAAATAGGGGGTGGTTATGGGAAGGGATACTTAAAGGCTCTTGAGTTCCACCGCCAACTACTTGGCAAGTTGACGCAGCTCCGGCGCGAAAAAAACATGGCGTGCGTGCTGCTGGCGCATTCTCAAGTAAGGCGCTTTGAAGATCCGACGACCGAGGCCTTTGATCGTTTTGAGATCAAATTGCACAAGCGCGCGTCGGATCTTTACACCGAATTTTGCGACATCGTCGGCTTTGCCAACGTGAAAACGACGACGCGGGAAACGACCGGAGACTTTGGCAAGAAAAAGGTCAAGCCAGTGTCGAGCGGCGAGCGCGTACTGCGCACGGCGTCGCGCCCAAACTTTGTAGCCAAAACTCGATACGCGATTCCTGACGAGCTGCCGCTCGATTGGAGCGCGTTGATCAACGCAATTAAAGGAAAGAAAAATGGTTGAGATTAATTTTGAAGTAGACACGGAAGCAGCCAGCGATAGCAGCTTTGGACCCATCACCCCAGGCGATTATCTGGGCCGCATCATTGCGGTCGATCAGAAGACGTCCACCTCGGGCAACGAATATTTGTCGGTCGAAATTCAAACTGACAAGGGCCGCGTGTGGGACAACTTGAACCTGTGGAACAGCAACCCAAAGGCCGTAGACATTGCCAAGCGCAAGCTGAGCGAGATCGGCGTTGCTGTCGGCCTCGGCGTGATCAAGGACACCGAGCAACTGCTCGCCAAAGAGCTGACCGTTAAAGTTGGGTTGCGGAAAGACGATCCCACCAAAAACGAAGTCATTACCTACGCATCTGCATCAGCGGCTGACCTCCCTGCAGCCGCCCCGTCGGCCCCGCCGTCAGCCCCGCCGCCCAGTGCCCCTGCTATCGGCACGTCGCAAGGCGCGTGGAACGGCTGACAAAACTCGCCGGTCGCTTGCTCCATCAGGCGACCGGCGCTTTTTTATCATGGTAAAAATAGACATAGAACAATTTGACCCCGCGCTCTCAGCCGCACAGGCAGAGATGGAGCGGCGGGAAGCTGCGCGGCCTCGACGCCTTCATTTGGGTATGAGCGGCGGCGGCATGTGTGCGCGGCGTCAGTGGTACGGCTGGCTGTGGGCAGCAGTTCGCGCAATTCCATTTAAAGGTCTGAGTGCGATCGATGATGGTATCCGTGGCGAGGACGTTGTCTCTGCTCGGATACAGGCCGTACCGGATTTAATATTGCAGACCAGTGACCCTGAGACCGGTCGGCAGTTTGAGGTAACAGATGCTGGCGGTCATGTGCGTGGGCACTTTGACGGCCTTGTCTTTAATCACCCCACCGCGCCCAAGACGTGGCATGTGTGGGAATGCAAGGTGGTGAATGAAAAGAAATTTGCCGCGTTTAAGAAACTCAAAAGTGACCTGGGCGAGAAGGCCGCGTTAAAGGCATGGGACTTCGTCTACTGGGTCCAGGCGCAGCTCTACATGCTTTACGGCGGCTACAAGCGGCACTGGATTGTCGTCGCGTCTGCAGGGTGCCGCGATTGGGATTCGGCGCGCACCGAGCTTGATCGAAGCGAAGCGGAGTTCCTGGCCGAGCGTATGCGCACGATGGTTGAGAACGTGGACGAGCTGCCAGCTCGCGTGTCGGATAATCCCAAAGCATTTGAGTGCCGGTGGTGCGACTTCAAAGCCGTGTGTCATGAGGATGCGCCGGTCGAACATAACTGCCGCACCTGTCGCTCTAGCAAGCCCGTGGACGGGCCTCAGTGGCTGTGTCAGCGCTTTGAGAAAACCCTGACACCGGACGAGCAGGTCTCGGGTTGCAGCTCGTGGACGGGGCGGGAGGTGCTTTGTGCGGCGTGAAAATGATTTCTACCCGACGCCGCAGTCCATCGTGGATCGGATTGTACGCCAGTTCAATTTTGTGGGCGAGGTGTGGGAGCCGTGCGCCGGTGATGGTCGTTTTGTTGAGGCGTTGGTGCCCAAGGTGCGCAGTGTGATTTGCGGTGACATATCGACCGGCCAAGACTTCTTTCATCATGACCGCGCCAAGGCAGCAACCCTGGTGACTAACCCGCCCTTTAAAGACATTAGACCGTTTATCGATCACGCGTTTGAGATCGGCGTGACGACTATGGTGCTGGTGTGCCCCGAGCGCCTGTGGGCGTGCAAGAAGGGCCATGATCAATGGAAGCGCCACCGTCCGACCGTGTGGGCCAACATGGACTGGCGTTGCGATTATTTAGGCAAAGGCGGCTCGCCTGATCGAGCGCTGGCTGTCGCTTACTGGGCATCTCCACACAGCGCCGTTTGCGATTATCAGATCTGGGGGCGGGACGATGATTAAGTGCCCCGAGTGCCTGGGTGTGGGCCGCGTCGAGGAAGAATACGAGGTGGGCGGCTATTCGCCCGACCGTTGGATGGAAATACGCGTGCAGGAGGTTGAGTGCCCCTGCTGCGGCGGCTGGGGTGAGGTCGAGGAATGAGCTGCTGGCGGCATGATTGGCACTTTATTGGCAATGGCAACGAATTCTGCAACCGCTGCGGTGAGTTGCGGCGCTGGAGACCGTTTTATGAGCGCCACTATGTGGCACTCGTGTTTTTTAGCTTGGTGGCCGCTCTGGTTCTGAGCGTTGTCACAAAAATTATTATGGGATGGTGAGATGGAATTTTTGACCGATAGATGGTTGCCGGTGGGCGAAAAGAAAATTGTCAGGCATGTGAGCGGCCCTAGTTGGAATTGGAAGGCCACAGACCTCAACCCTTATCAAGACACCAGTAATCCCTGGAAGCCACTCAGGGACGCCGAGCGGCGCGGAGATATTCTCATGGCGCAGCGCAAGGTGGGGCCGTGGCATTACGAGTTGGTGGTGAAGGCGCGGGTGAAGTGACGCGAGCGCTTTGTTGGATTTGTTATCGAGCCGAGCGCGGCTTTGCGTTTGATCCGGCGGTCGTCAGACAGCGGGGGAAGAGAAGATGGTTTTGCAGTCGTGGACACCAATTAATTGTGGAAAGGAAATCATTAATGGCTGATTGGACTGAAGCGGAGGAAACGCACATTTGGGAGGGCATTAAGTCGGGCGGTCAGTACCTCGATGAGCTGGGCGAGACCGACTTAGCCAAGCTAACGCGTGAGCAGCTTGTTGCGTTTCAAAAGTGTGTTCTGGCGACCGTCGTCGAGGAGCGGTTTCGCGGCGTTGACGACATGGATGACGAGATTCCGTTTTGACCTACTTTCTCATCTTATCTGTCGGGAGCGCCGTGTTATCGGCCGTGCTGCTCGGGTTGGTCGTGGCTTATTTTGTGTGGATGAAAAAATGAAATTCTCAATTTTAATTATTCTTTTTTGGTGGAACCCGCTCGATGACGACGGTCGCGGTCATTTGATTAGTCACGAGGGCGGCCGGCCACTTTTCTTTAAATCTGAAGCGGCGTGCGTCGATCACGTTGAGGAAAATTATAACGGGCTGAAAAAATACATTGAGAAATATTACAGCGGCAAGGCGACGATCAGCGAGGTGCGCTGCGTGAGAAAGACCAAGCAGTGATACCGCCTGCCGACTGCCCCTGGTGCGGTGAGTTTACGCACTTCAATTTTGTGAGGGGTCATTATCAGTGCCCGAGGTGTAAGCGGCCAGTGGCCGATTGTTGTGACGGAGAACAGGAGACAGAGAGTGAGAGGGATCAGGATGATTTGTTTTGAATGCGGGGAAGAGGGCGAAGTTCATTTTCATCACGTTGTTCCTAAAAGCAAAGGTGGAAGGAAATTGTTACCGCTTTGCCTCACTTGTCACGGTTTAGTTCACGAACGAAAAATGACTTCGTCAGCTCTTACGCGCGCGGCAATTCACCGCCGCCGTGACATGGGACTTGTCTACAATCATTCGGTTTTTGGCTACGATATAAAAAATGGAAAGTTGGTCGATAACCCCGCTGAATTAAAGGCGGTCAATAATGTTTTTAAATTAAAACGGCACGGATTTTCTCTCCACCAAATAGCAAAAAAATTGAATGCAATTGGAGTTGCAGGCAAGCGCGGGGGCAAGTTCTACGCCTCCACCGTCAAGGCGATCTACGACAACGATCTGCACAAACGACGTTTTAACGTCGGGGAACAACTCAATTTCTTTTACAATTTTGGAGATCTTAAATGAGTAGAAGACATTGCCTGACGAAGAAAGTTGAGACCGGCTTTGGCTCAGTGTTCTGTCACGTTGACGTGAGCGAGAATGCCAACGTCAAGGGCGTGCATATGTCGTGGCGTGCCAAGGATGAGAACAGCGCGTTAAGTGAGGCTTTGACTGATATCTCGCAGGCATTCCGCGAGCTGATTGACGAGGCGCGCAGTGACGATTGAGTCTCAAGCATTTGATCGGTGGGGCGAGCCGAATAGGCGGCTGTCTACGCGCTCTGAGCTGCGGTTCGGGCGGCAGGGATCTGTGGCCGTGCAGGTAGCCGGTGAAAAGGCGGGGGCATGGTTTAATTTCGAGGAGGGTGAGGGCGGTCACCTAGACGACGCTGTCGAGGTGCAGGAGCCGGCGCCCAATGCGCCCAGGTTGATTGTTGCTAAGTATGACTATGTGTCGCTGGATGGCGAGGTCGTGTACCGGCAGCGGCGATACATGCCCAAGGATTTTAGGCCAGACCGGCCCGACGGTAATGGCGGTTGGGTAGAGGGCCAGGGCTGTCTCGATGGCATCGAGCGCGTGCCCTATCGATTGCTGGACGTTGTCGATGCCCGTGACGTCATTATTGTTGAAGGGGAGAAAGACTGCGACGCCCTTGCGGAGCTGGGTTTCGTTGCCTCATTCAATGGACCCGCAAAGTGGAGCGAGGTAGCGCATTTCTTTGCGGGTAAGCGCGTCTATGTGGTGCCAGACAACGACCGAGCTGGCCTGCGCAAGGCGACAGATTGTTTAAACGCGCTTGATGGCGTGGCGACTAGTGTCACTTGGTGCCCCATCTGCGAGGACATGGGCGAGAAGGCCGACATGAGTAATTGGCTAGCACGCAATGACAGCGACCGCCTGATGGCCCTGCTGCAGTCATATGACCAAGTGCGGCCGGTGCGCGCGTCAGGCTTTCGGCGTGCGGATATGGCAAGCGTCCCTGGCCGGAGCTGGTTGTATGGCAAGCACCTCATACGCGGCTATGTGTCGGCGACAGTGTCTCCAGGCGGCGTGGGTAAGACGACCCTGGAGCTGATTGAGGCCGTGGCACTGGCAACCGGTCGAGACCTGCTAGGGAAGCCCGTGCGTGAGCGTGTGCGCGTGTGGCACTACAACCTCGAAGATCCCAGAGACGAGCTGCTGCGGCGCGTATGGGCCATCTGTGAGCATTTTAAGATAGACCCTACAGAGCTGGAGGGCTGGCTGTATTTAGACTCGGGGCGCGACTGCAAAATGATCGTGGCCGAGCCGAAGAAAAACATCGTTGTTGCGACCGCTGCGGTTGACCAAGTGATTGCCGAAATGCAGCAGAATAAGATTTCAGTGCTGCAGGTAGATCCTTTTGTGAAATCACACTGGGCAGAGGAAAACGACAACAAGCAGATCGACGCCGTGCTTGACGTGTTCGGAGACATTGCCAAGCAGTGCAACGCGGCCGTCGATCTTGTCCACCACACCCGCAAGCCGCCAAGCGGCTTCGTCGCGACTGCCGGTGACATCAACACCGCTCGCGGTGCAGGCGCTCTAGCTGGCGCAGTACGCTCAGCACGCACAGTCACACCCATGAGCGAGAAGGAAGCGACCTCATTTGATATAGATCCGGCGCGGCGCGGCTGGTACGTGCGCGTCGATGACGCCAAGGGCAACATGAGCGCACCGGCAACCGAGGCCAATTGGTATGAGCGCGAGTCTGTCGAGCTAAGCAATGGCGACTATGTGGGCGTCATGGCTCCCTGGTCGCCACCAGACCCTTTTGAGGGGCTGGGCGTCGAGCGTGCGAAGTTTGCCCTCAACATGATTGAGCAGGGCTTGGACGATGGGCAGCGCTTCACGGCGACGGCCAGAGCTGGCACGTCACGATGGGCAGGCAACGTCCTGCTCGATCTAGACCTGGGTGAGGGTGCTGCAAAGTCGGTGCTGCGAGCGTGGTTAAAGAGCGGCGCGCTGTTCACTGATTTGTACAAAAACCCCGTTCGGCGACGTGACGAGAAGGGACTATTTGTTGATTTCTCAAAGATGCCTGGAGGTGAAATATGAGCCAAATATGGGGTTGTTTTGAGAAGTGCGATAGCGCGCGCTTTGCGCGCAGAAAGTGCGCAAAAATGGGTGCGCGCAAAGATTCCCGTACTAGTATAGTGCGCACGCGCACGCCAAGTGCTTTTGTGCGCACTTGGCGCGCAGTTAGCGCGCACACTATCCCGACACGAGCGCCTTTGAGCGCAGTGAATTATAGGCCCTGCAGGGTCGCGGCTCCGGTTGTTTCGTCTCCTTTCCGGCCGGAGCCGCACCATGAATAAATTAGATTTGAGTGAGGTTAGTCAGGAGCCGTTCGCATTTGCGACCAGGGAGACGCTGCAGCGGTCGCGACCGGAGCCGTTACTTGTTTGGGCGCAGGATAAGCAGCTCAACTCTGTGTTGCTGGAGAGCGCGCATATGATCCGCAAGGCGGTGACGTACCTGCGAGCTGACGTGGCGCAGACGGGTGTCGATTACATGAGCCTCGATGTCCCTGGCGGTTCGCGGCGTAGCGTTAGTGATGAGAGGGAGCCGCGTGAGGTGAAGAGGTATTTAGTTTGGACTAGAGAGATGCTAGAACGGCGTGGGAGCGCCGCTCATGCGCTTGTGGTTAATTGTATAGTTGAGGGTACTGCGTGCCCGTTGGCGCTCATGAGGAGCGCTCTGAAGAGGTTCTGAGGCATATGGATATCATCGTACTGCTAGTCAAGCTCATACAACATATTGTGTGACATATAACCATTTGACACCATATCTGGTGTTGGGGTAGGATCGTGCCCGAGGACGTGCGTCTGCAACGCGCGTCTTTTTTTTATGGAGTGATGATGCCGAGACCAACCAAACGCACGCCTGAGATAGTCGCCAAGATCCTTGAGCGCTTTGGCGCTGGTGAGGCGCTTGTCCACATTTGCAACGGTAAGGGCGATTACCCTGACCAGAAGCGTTTCTGGGCGTGGCGGCAGGAAGACATCGAGCTGCAAATTCGGTATCAAGATGCGCTTTTATTAAATGTCGAGGCGCAGTTGGAGAAAAGCGAGCAGTTGATGGAGGCTGCGACAACGCGAGATGAGATTCTGAAGGCCGACAAGACGCTCAATCATTATCGGTGGAAGAGTGAGAAGCTGCTCAAGGCGTTCAAGCCGGAGCTGAAGTCGAGCGTCGAGCTAAGCGGAGCTGTTGGACAGTTTACGATAGGCTGGGCTGACGATAAGGACGACGATGAGAAGCCGGTCGAGGCTACCGAAAATCATGTACATGAAACGCCAGCTTCGCGCGCGAACCTTGCAATCAACTGACCGGATCGAGCTGCATCAGATAATCTATCTGGCGCACTGCCAATGATATCAATGACTTAGAGGGTTTGAGTCTGCTCGGAGTCTGCTCGATCGGGAGAAACTGAGGATTCGGCCCCCCCGTTCGCGATCGGCACCCCCCGCAGCGGCGGGGTCGGGGGCAGCGCTAACGGTAGGATACAAACGGACTCGTCAAACACATGGCCCCAACGCACATCACGATCCCATATAAGCCGCGACCGTTTCAAAAGCAGTTTCATGAGAACGCACGCCGCTGGAACGTCGCCGTCTGCCACCGGCGCGCAGGTAAAACATACATGGCGGTTCATTGGCTCATACGCGGCCTTGTGGAGTGCCCACACCCCAACCCGATTGGCTGTTATATAGCCCCGACTTTCAGCCAAGCGGAAAGAATCGCTTTCGAATATGTACGCCAAGCGACCGAGATGTTCCCAGGCGTCAAATACAACAAAGCTAAATTACGGGTTGAGATCCCGATAGGCGACCGAAACAAGATCACGATTCACCTGCTCAGCGGCTCCAACGACTCCAGCGAACAGATTCGCGGCCTTGCGCTCGATCAGGTGATTTTTGACGAATACGCAGACATCCCCGCAAAAGTGTTCCCACAGATCGTGAGACCAGCTCTCGCAGATAGGCGTGGCAATTGCCTCTGGATCGGCACCCCCAAGGGTGACGACGCGTTTAAGGCGATATACGACAAGGCGGTCAAGGAGGTCGCGGCCGAAAACCCCGACTGGCACTGCGTTTACCTGCCAGCCGACAAAACGAACAGCCTCACAAAAGCCGAGCTAAACGAGCTGCGCGATCAAATGTCGGACAACGAATATAGAGCCGAGCTACTCTGCGATTGGGGTGCCCACATCACCGGCGCATACTACGGCGAGCAGCTCAGCAAGGCAGAAGCCGAGGGAAGAATAGGCAACATACCCCACGACGAGACCATGCTCGTAAATACGAGCTGGGATCTCGGCGTCAGAGACAAAACGACAATCATATTCTGGCAAGAATCAGCAGGCGCGAGCATCCGGCTGATCGACTGCTACCAAGCCTCCGGCGAGGGTCTCGCACACTATGTGCAAGTGCTGCAGCAGCGCGCATTTGATAAAGGGTACAGTTACGGCGACCACCTGTTCCCACACGACACCGACACCCGTGTCCTGGCAGCAACCGCCCAACGCCGCAGTGACATATTAAGGCAGCTCGGCATCATGCCAACCATCGTGCCCATGCGAAAGGTGGCCGAGGGCATCGAGGCGGTGCGAGCGATCCTGCCCAGAACATGGATAGATGAGGAAAACTGCAAAGAGGCGCTTAGCGCCCTTAAACAGTACCGCGTAAAAGAGAGCAGCGGCCTGCCGCTGCACGACGTGAACAGTCATTTTGCCGACGCCATGCGCTACTTAGCGATAGGCTATCGCGAGGGCATGAGCAGTTTTGGCAGCTACAGAAAACCTTGGGATCAACCGCTGGAATATGAAAACCCAGCCCAATTTGTTTGAGGATATAAGGAGCTGGTCCCGCGAAATCGCGGAGCAATACAGCCCCCATCACGGCATGTCCGCGTGTCCATATGCGGCCCAGGCGTGGAAAAATAATCAGGTGCAGGTATCGAGCGCTGACCGGCTGATAACCGCGATCAGAGCTGCGAAAACAGAGATCACAATCTGGCCGTCGTTTAAGGTCGGAACATATGAGCATCAGGCACGCCGTGTAGAGCGTTTAAACGCTTGTCTGGCGCAAAGAGATCTGCATCTGATCCTGTTCCACCCCGACGCGCCGGTCGCGTCTGACGACACGTTTGCGGCCGAGAACGAATGGCAATCGAGTATTGAGGATGAGTATTTGCTCATCTTCATCCAGCGCCTGGGCGGTCTCAACCGCGCCAGCGAGCAGTTAGAGAGGGCGGGGTATTACGACAATGCGTCGCCGGAATTTAAAGCAGCAGTGCAAAACAGAAGGAAACTGAGCAATGGCAGTAGGACGTCGCCCAATGGGCAAAAAAAAGCCGGTAAAGCGTAAGCCAGCCAAAGGCGGCAAAAAGAAAAAATGACCGTCAAGCGCGGCTCGGAATCATTCAGCGGCTACAACAAACCGAAACGCACCCCCGGTCACAAAACCAAGTCGCACGCCGTCCTGGCTAAGTCAGGCGATCAGGTAAAGCTAATTAGGTTCGGCCAGCAGGGCGTATCGGGAGCTGGCAAAAATCCGCAAACGTCAAAACAAAAGGCGCGGCGCAAGTCTTTTAAAGCAAGGCACGCCAGCAACATAGCCAAGGGCAAAATGTCGGCGGCTTATTGGGCAAACAAGGTGAAATGGTAATGGCACGCACCAAAAAGCAGAAAATCGCGCGGCTCAAAGCCCAAAAACCGGGCCTATACCGCAACATTAATCTGAAGAAGTTGGGAGCCGGTAAAACGAAAACCAAGCGCAAAGCTGGGTCCAAAGGCGCACCGACCGCCGCCGCATTCAGAGCTGCCAAGAAAACCGCAAAGAGAGCGTAATGACTGGTCTGCTATCTGACCGTTTTGACCCAAACGTGCGGCGTTTGGGGCTGTACCCGTACCCACAAGGAGCTTTATCGGGGCAGAAAGGTCCGATTGATTGGAGCAATTGGGTTGCGCCGCAGTTTTTTGTAGACGCCATCAAGCGTATGGAGCTGCCAGGGCGCGCGCTGCGCGGCGAAAACATATCGGCCGACGACGTCACAAAAATGGCTTTAGACACGATGGGCGGTGGCGGTTTGTTAAGCCGCGCAATTCCAACCGGCGACGTGCGCGGCTTATTAGGCATCAACGTCTTCCACGGTGGCCCACATAGATGGGCATCAGAGCCAGGGTTTCCACAAGGGCGTCCACGCATGGATAAGATGGGAACCGGCGAGGGCGCTCAAGCGTATGGGCGTGGGTTCTATAGTGCGGAAGCGCCGGGAGTAGCGACTGACTACAAGGTGCGTTTAGCAGATCGGACAGGCAATCAAACGCTTGAGGATAACACAAAAATCCCTAGTTGGGTTGCCAATAAAGTAAACGCTGGGCAAGCCGACGAGGTGCGTCAGGATTTTTTAGGTAGGATTGCAGAAGCGGAGCGCAAGGTTGCCGCTAAAGAGGGCCAGTATTGGCTTGAGGAACCAAAGATAAAAGGCCTTCAAGAAGTTGTTTCGGGTATTGATAAAATGGTAGGCGGTCAAACAGCGTCGGGCGGCACCCTTTACAAGCTCGACATCCCCGACGCCGACGCCGCTAAATTTTTAGATTATGACGCGCCGTTAAGTCAGCAGCCGCCCAACGTACAGGCAGCGCTGCCAGACCTGTTAAAGACAATTAATGCTGATCGTATCAGGCGTTTTGGCGATGACGCCACGCTGATCTCATACGATGATTTTATGAAAAAGACAGGCGAAGATTTACAAGATCATCTCGCTGTTAGTTTCGAAAAGGACGTGAGTTCACACCCCGACGCCTGGCTACCATCTGCCAAACGAGCTTTACAGGAGGAGGCCGCGACTGAAGCTCTCCGCAAAGCTGGCATCCCTGGCCTCAAATATTTTGACCAGGGCAGTCGCGCAGGGAGCGAAGGCACCCGCAACTACGTCACCTGGGACCAAGACGTCCTAGACCGCATCAAAATTTTAGAACGCGATGGTAAGCCAACAGGTTTGCTAGGAAACTAATATGGCAAAAATGGACGACATAGAATTTCATTCTCTTATACGGAATGAAGTTGAACAGGCCGTGAACTATCACGATGCCGAATATGCGGGCGACCGCATTGAGGCATTGGATTACTATCTGGGCAATCCCCTGGGCAACGAACAGGCTGGGCGATCTCAAGTAGTTCAGACCGAAGTTGCCGACGTGATTGAACAGATCAAGCCGTCTTTGATGCGGATCTTTGCGGCCAGTGACGACTATGTGAAATTTGAGCCACGCGGCCCAGAAGATGTAGAAGCCGCCGCGCAAGCTACAGAATACGTCAATTATATCCTAAACGCAGACAACGAAGGTTTCGCCATTATGGCGAACTGGTTCACTGATGCCCTTCTTTTCAAAATGGGTGTGGTCAAGCATGTCTTCGATGAGAGCGAAAAAGTCATCGAAGATATGTATGACGGCCTGACCGAAGACGAATTAACGGCTCTGTTGAGCGACGATGATGTAAAAGTCATTGAACAAGAAGAGGTGCAGTATGGCGAAGAAACAGCCGGCCCAGAAGGTGAGGTTATCCCGCCGCCGACTGTCTACAACGTCAAAATCAGAAAAACCCAACGCGATGGACGCATCCGCATCGAAAACGTCCCGCCAGAAGAATTTCTTTTTAACCAGCGGGCAAAGAGCCTAGACGATTGCCGCTTTGTCGCCCACCGCTCCGAGATGACGGTCAGCGACCTCGTAGAGTTGGGATACGACCGCGACCTCGTAGAGCGTCACGCTGGTCCTACTGAAATTGACACGCTGAACGAAAAGCAAGAGCGCTTCGAGACGCTGGAAAGCCAGGTCGAAAACACCACCTCCGATATCAGCCAACGCGACGTTCTCGTTACCGAGGTTTACATCAAGGCAGACTACGACGGCGACGGCATGAGTGAGATCCGCCGCGTTGTCGCTCTCGGCTCTGGATACGAGATTGTAGATAACGAGCCGTATCACATGATGCCGTTCTCGGTCATCTCGCCAATACTTATGCCGCATCGGATGGTAGGCCGCTCTGTTGCCGAATTACTCATTGACTTGCAACAAGCCAAGACTGCCATCCTTCGACAGCTACTTGATAACATTTATCTGATGAACAACTCCCGCGTTGGTGCGGTCGAGGGTCAGGTAAACTTGGATGATCTCATGTCCAACCGCCCAGGCGGCATTGTCCGCATGAGAGCGCCCGGCATGGTGCAGCCTCTTGCGCCACCGTCTGTTGCAGACGCAGCTTTCCCACTTCTGACCTACATGGATGAAGTGCGTGAGATGAGGACGGGCATGAGTAAAGCGTCGATGGGCTTGGACGCCGACGCGCTACAGTCATCGACTGCCGCCGCTGTAAATGCGACCGTCTCCGCTGCCCAAGGTAAGATTGAGATGATTGCCCGCACCTTTGCCGAGACGGGCGTAAAGCGTTTGATGAAGTGCATTCTTCAACTTGTCCAGAAGCACCAGCAACAGCCGCGCATTGTTCGTTTAAGAAACAACTTTGTAACGATGGACCCGCAAGCCTGGGAAAACGAGTTCGACATCGTTGTTAATGTGGGCCTTGGCAATGGTGATCAGGCCCAACGTGCAGCCGTGTTAGGACAGGTTGCCGCCAAGCAAGAGCAAATTCTCTTGCAAATGGGTATGGACAACCCGCTTTGCACACTTGGTCAATACCGCAATACGCTGGTCAAGATGTTAGAGTCGTCCGGGTTTAAAAACGGCAACGACTTCTTTCTAGACCCGGCAAACTTGCCGCCCGATGTCCAACAACGCTTTCAACAGAAAATGCAGCAAGCCAGCCAAGGCGGCGATTCCGTTGAGCGCATGAAGGCCGAGGCAGAAATCCAGCTAGAGCGCGAAAAGATGATGGCCGAGCTTCAGCTTAAACGCGAAGAGTTGGAAATGAAGATGGCTCTTCGAAAGCAAGAGATGGAGTTTGAAGCCCAGTTGCGCGGTCTGGAAGCTGCGACGGGTGCTAATATCTCAACCAATATTCCGAGGGCTTGATGTACGATCTGGAAGAAGAGATTGCCAAGGGAAACAAGGCGGCTGAAGTTCTACGCAATGAACAGTTTCAGAACGCTTTCGAAGACCTTGCCGAATACTACATCGAACAATGGCAACGCTCTGAGCCTGACGAGGAAAAGCTCAGAGAGCGTTTATACATTGCGGTCGGCACACTGTCTCACATCAAAATGCACTTAGAGAGCATAATGATGACGGGCAAGATGGCCACCGAACAGATTGAAGCGGGCAGAGCATCCAGGCCCGTTCATTAATTTCGTCATTCTGACGAGATGACTAAGCCCGAAAGGGCAGTCTAACTTAAATTATTTTGGAGATTAAAATGGCAGAAGCAACTCCCAACGCGGAGACTTCTAACCTGTCAACGCATAGCGCTGTTGACTTACTCTTAGCACAAGCTGCAACCCCGGAAACGGACACGGTTAAAGCCAGCGAAGAGCCACAGGCAGATCAGCCAGAAGTACAAAACGAACTTCCTGTTGATGAGCCTGACGACGAAGCCGATGAGGCGGAGGTCGAAACCGAAGAACCTGAAGACGAGGATGAGGAAGTCGAATCCGACGAAGCCGAATCCGAGGAAGAAGAGGACGCGGATGAAGTAGTCCAAGCTGCCGAGCAAACCTACCGCGTAAGGGTAGGGGATGAGGAGCTGGAGGTTCCATTAACGGAACTGACAAATTCCTATATGAGGCAATCAGACTACACGCGGAAAACACAGCAAGTCGCTGAGGCGCGTAAAGCAGCCGAAGCGGAACTGGAAGCCGTGCATGCGGATCGTCAACGATACGCAGACCAGCTTGTTGCACTCGAGCAAGCGCTCAGTCAACAGGAGCCAACCCAAGAATAC